AGGCTGTTTTAATCTCTGTCGGTGACGGCCTCATGGCTCAGTCCCTGGCTAAGAACGCCAAGACCGCTGCGGCCTACGATAAATACTTCCGCGACTGGTCGGTGCGTTGCGACCTGACCCGGCGCTACAACCTCGGCCAGCTTCAGACGATGTGGATGTCCGGGGCGATTATCGACGGTGACTCTTTCGGCATCCTGACTAACGACCCGAAGACCGGGGTTCCAGCCGTTCAGATTCTGGAAGCCCACCGCGTCGGAACTCCGCGCGATGCGTTCAACAACACCAACGTTGACGGAGCGTACCTAGGTACGTTCGGAGAAATCACCGGCTGGAATGTCTACGTTGGCGACGCCAGCAAAGACCGTTACGTGCCTGCCTCGGCCATGCTCCAGATTATGGAGTACGACCGCCCCTCTGCGGTGCGCGGTTACGCGGTTTTGCAGTCTTCGCTGAACTCAGTCCAGGACCACTTAGAGGTCTTCGGTCTGGAAGTCAGGGCAGCTCGCACTGGGGCCGACCACACGTTAATCCTGAAAAAGCAGGGCGGGGTTTTGCAAGACGATCCAGCCGCCAAGTTCTCCGGCGACGCTAACTCATGCGAGAAGATTGCCAGCCAGATGGGCGGCAAGATGCTGGTGGTCGATACCAACGAAGACCTGACCCAGCTCGCTCAGACTCGCCCCTCAGCTGCATGGATGGGCATGATGACCGCCATCGAGCGCGACATCGTCCGTCTGCTCCCTTACGAATATCAAGTTACCCCTGGCGTCCTCGGCGGTTCCTCCGTCCGACTTGTCGCTGGCCGTGTCTCCCGCTGGGCTGGCAAGTGGCAGTCCATCCTGATTGATAGCCTCGACCGTGTTTACGATTACGTCATCGCCGACGGAATCGCCAAGGGCAAGATTCCCGACGACCCGGACTTTAACCGCAAGACGTGGATTACCCCCCGCGACATCACGGTGGACGCTGGCCGCGAAGCCTCGCAAGACCGCGCCGACCTGCAGATGGGTCTTACCACTGCCCAGGCTATCCTCGGCAAGAAGGGCGTCACCTTTGACGACACGCTGGAAGCCCTAGCGGTCGAAGCCGAGAAGCGCGTGCAGAAAGCCAAGGACCGTGGCCTACCGCTTTGGATGCTCTACCAGTCGCAGTTCAACTGGCTCCAGCAGGGTCAGGCTTCTAGCCAGACGCCCACTGACGTGGCCGATAACCTCGACCTACCTCCTCCCCCCTCTACCCCATGAAGTGCATTATCGAAGGACTAAGCGGAGCGCCTATGCTCTGCGATCCCATCAAAGCCGCGAACCATCTGAAGTACGCGGAGAAGTACGGCGTTATCGACGGCGTGCTCGATATGTTCTTCAACCCGGTCGTTAAGCCCTACGTTACCCAGGGCGGGACTGGGGTCGTGCAACTGTCGGGGTTCCTGGCTATGGGACTCACCAAGTTTGAGAAGATGACCGGGGCCTCGGACATGGGCGAGATTGGCGAACAGATTGACGAGCTACTGGCTAACCCTGCCGTCAAGCGCATCGCCTTTGAGATTGATTCGCCCGGCGGTACGGTGGTCGGTACGCCCGAACTCGCCGATAAGATTGCCAGCATCCCCCTGCCGACGATGGCCTATGCCCGCAAGCTCATGGCCTCCGGGGCATTTTATACCGGCAGTCAGGCCGACTACGTTCTGGCCTCGCCCTCAGCGGTGGTGGGTTCGATAGGTGTAATCGCCGTGGACGAGTCCTACGAGGAAGCCTTCAAGAACATGGGCATTAAGGTCGAGGTGTTCCGCGCTGGCAAATACAAGGCCCCCAACATCGGTGGAGAGGGCTATACGGACGAGCAGCGCGAGATGGAAAACGAAACCATTGAAGCCATGCATGAAGAGTTCAAGCAGACCGTCCTCCGCAAGCGCTCGATGGCTTCCCGCGACGACATGGAAGGTCAAGTGTTCACTGGCCGCGAAGCCGCCGCTAAGAACCTGATCACTGGCCTAGCATCATCCTTTGCCGAAGCCCTAGTCGCTTTCGAGCAAGACGCATAACCTTACCCGCCCCGCAATAGTATATGACCATCGAAGAACGCTTCAAGGCCGCCGAGGCCGCTGTCGTCTCCCTTACCGCCGAACGCGACGACCTCCGCAAGACGGTCGAAGCCTCTGTCGTTGACGTGTCCGCTGAACTTGAAGCCCTCAAGGTCGAGTCCGCTGCCCACGCCCAGAAGGTTCAGGAACTTGAAACCGCTCTCGCCGAAGCTAACGCTAAGGTAGCCGAGCTGGAAGCCTCCAAGGCCACCGGCTCTGCCGAAGCCGCTGTCATCCTCGCCGCTTCTGGCGTTGACCCGGTCGCCGCTCCTGTCGCCCAGGCTGTCGTCGGTTCCATCTGCGAGCAGTATGCCGCGATGCCTGTCGGTGCTGAACGCCGCGCCTTCTTCAAGAAGCACAAGGCTGTCCTCTTTTCCGCTAAATAATCTCTACCCCCCAAATATAACACATCATGGCTAACACCATCAACAGCGCTCTGATCGTCGATACCGTCGCCGAACTCAGCCTTACCTCCCTCTCGAATCGCCTCGCCGGCCTCGCCAACTTCTCGTCCGACTTCTCGTCTGACGTGAAGCGCCCGATGGACGTCGTTCAGGTGGCTCTCTCCACCGCTGGCAGCACCACGCTGACCAACCCGACTTCGTTCAGCTCCATCGGTGCTAGCACCCTCGGTGCGACCGCCGTCACGATGGCCCACCTGTACCAGCCGTTCGGTCTCTCCTACGCTGACATCCAGAACGGCATCCGTCTGGAGAAGATTCTGAAGATCAACATGGACAAGCTGGCCGACTCCATCTGGGCCGCCGCTACCGCTCCTATCACGGTTGCTAACTTCGGCGCTGCCACCTACACTGGTGCGGACTCGACTGTCACCCCTGGCTCTGCTGCTCTCCGCTCCCTCTGGGCCGGTGTCTCCAAGGCTGGTCGCAAGACCCTGATCGTTAACCCGGGCATCTACTCCCAGCTTATCCCGACCAGCACGACTGGTTTGGCTCTCTCGGCTGGTGCTTACGGTTTTGACGGTGGCGTGTTCTACGCTAACCTCTTCCCTTCTGAGGCCAACCTTTCTGGTTTCGCCTGCAGTTCCGAGGCCATCGCCCTCGCGTCGGCGGCTCCCTCTTTCGAGAACGTCGGCAGCGACTTCCTCGTCAGCGAAGTCGTCCCGATCGAAGGTCTCGGCATCTCGGTCTACTACAACGTCTGGTCTGACCCCTCCACTCGTAACCTCATCGGTTCCATGGAACTGATGTTCGGTGCGAATAAGGGCATCACGACTGGTACGATCGCCTCCGTCTACAGCGCCTAATCTGGGCTGACGGCCTGAAACAGCCCCCAGCGATGGGGGCTTTTTTGTATCTCCAATTCCCTACCCTCCCCCCTATGAGCATTTACGATACATTCCTGCCAGACTTCCAAGGTCTCCTAGCCGATATCGGCGTCCCGGCTACGGTCGGCGCTAACCTATTCCTCGTCGGACTGTCCCGCCCGATGAATACCCCTAAGTTCGACTCTGGGGGTTTCGTTGACCAGAAGATGTGGACGGTGCGTTTCGCCGCCGCTACGGCCCCTTGGACGGCTTCTGATGGACGGGTTGGGGGTCAGGTCGCCACCATCGCCTCTGGCGTCCCTATCGCCGCCCTGGGCGAAGGTAAGAAGTTTACGGTTAACGGTCAGGTCCTCCGTATCAAGGGCCAGTCATACAAGCAGACTAGCGCGGTCATCGAGCTAGAGTGCGTAGACGATAACCAGTAATGGCTAAAAAGTCGTCACCGATTGACCCTAAGTCAAAGGCCGACTTTGACGCGGCCATTGACCAGTTCGCTAAGGACGTGAAAGTTCATGTTAGTGTTATCACTAACGAGCAGATGCGCCTGCTGCTTCGAGACGCCATGACCTTCACCCCTCCAATGCCCAAGGGCGGTGGCCGTGGATTGAGCGTGGCCGCCCACAAGGCAGGCATGGGCAAACTGGCAAAGGACGTCCGGCGCATCTTTATTCCCATGGATCAGCCCCGAAGGGCAATGCCAGTTGTCATGCGTCGGGTAGTTAACTCGGTAAAGGCCAATGACCAGGAAGGCTTCCGTAAAATCTATGACAGCATAGACACGGCTAAAATCCCCGGAGTGTCCCCTATCATGCGTAAGATTCTGCAAGATACGAGCTACACGCGAGCGTTTGCCAAGGCTAAGAACTACCTTAACCAAGCCAATATCTTTGGAAATTACGGAGCAATCGAAGGCCCGACTAACGACTTACGCGGCATCCACGACAAGTATAAAGCCAAGGTTGGCGGACGCTGGCCCAAGAACGCCCCCTCTCCTCGCCCACAATACACGGTGGGGACAGCCATGTATCTTGAAGCATACATCGCCGAGCGCCAACTAAAGGTCGGCTACACTAAGGCCGCGTGGGCTACAGCCCTCCGAATGATGCCCCCGCTTATTGGCTCAAAGGGTAACGCCCGAAACTATGGCGTTTATGACGCGCCTTGGGTAGACGTTAACCGATCGGCAATGGGCCAGTTCTCTATGAGTCAGACGCCTTCAAGTACGTCAATGACTGCGACCAATCTGATTGGGAACGTCAACAACATTGCAACCGAGGCCGACATGGTAAATATCGTATACGGCAACCGCGTTAAGCAGATTGCCAACAACCCGGAATCAATAAAGGCCCGCCTTCGCGAATCCGTTGACCGCGCTAACCGCAAGAAATAACTACCTTTATGGGAACTAAAAGTGCACGACAAATCCTAGAAGCCGCTATCGCTTCTCACCTCTCAGCTCAGACAGAGCTGGCGGGTGTATCAATCTACACCGGCGACGGTGCGGATACCAACGTACTGCCCAAGGCCATTGTCCTCTGCGACTCTGCCAGAGCGCCTAACGACTTGCCCCAGGGGCTGGGCAACTACTCCTGCGGTACGCGAATCACGGTCTTCTCCTCTGCCGACGACAACACCCTAGCCCAGCACCGCGCCCGATGCGCTGCCGTGGCCGGGGCGATGCAGGACCTTACGGCCATTCAGGCGGTCTTTGTGGCTGGGGGCGATGCCCTCTGCTATGACGTTACCCCCCAGTCCGAGGACGAAGGGGTAAACGAACGCTCCTGGGCATCTGTCTTTGGCTACGACATCCTAGTCGTGGTCAACCCTCAGCCGTAACCTTACCCCTAAAACAATAGGTATACCATGTGTGCAGCAATCGTACAGGGAGTTTCGGCCATCTATGGAATTGGCAATACCACCGTTTCCAACGCCGTGGTGCAAAGCTACACCAACGACGGAGAGTTCAACGCTGAAGCCACTATCGTTGACGAAGATGGCCTGACGGTTGCTTGGCGCGGCGACGATCGCAAGACACAGATTACCGTGGAGCTTATCGCAAAAAGTACGTCCATGCCGGTTCTCGGTGCATCCTTTACTGTAGGACTTAATACTGACAGCTCTTACACCAGCGGTTCCCCTGCTCAGGCTTTTTCTGGCTGGGTGACGAAGATTTCGGATAAGGGAAGTAACAAGGGTTATTCTGCAATCACCGTAACTGCCGTCGGCTACGAGGCCGTCGTCTAACCGATGTGTCCGCGCGCCCTCAGCGCGTTCACTGACCCCTGCCGCCTCCGCGTGCTAGGTCGGTTCGTTGACCCATTTTCCCTGCTCCGTCGCCTGCAACTGGAAGCGGTGGAATCTCCGTTCGTTGTGCCCGGTAAGGAAGTCCGTCCGCTCGACCTTCTGATCGCGGTTAAAATCTGTGCCGGTGAGCCTATCGGCAAACTGACCCTGAAGGACCGTTTCTACCTTAGCCGTCTAAGCTACAGCGAAACCTATTTCGTTAAGCAAATGTCCCGCTTTACTGAGTTCGTACTGATTGAGTCCTGGCCTAAGTTCTGGGAGAAAAAGGCCAAGCACACTAACACGACCGGGATGCCCTGGGTACTGACCGTAGTCTGCAACCTGATGAACCACGGAATCTCCGAAGAGCGGGCGTGGACTATGCCGGAGTCGCAGGCCATCTGGCTGCACTCTTGCTTTGCAATCAGCAATGGCGCTGACATGAAGGTATTGACCAAGGAAGACGAAGACCTAATCGCTAAACTCGAAACCAAACCCGCATGAGCAACATTGTTAAGTTTAGCATCAATGGGGACACCAACGCCGAGCAGGTAGCTGGTCGCGCTAAAGCAGCCGTAAGCGGTTTTGACAAGCAACTGGAGGGCATTGGCAAAAAGTTCGGATCATCCTTTAAGGACATTTTCCTGTCTTTCCTTGGACCGATGGCGTTGCTTGGAACGGCTATGTCCTTTATCGGTAAAATAATTTCTGATAACCAAAAGAAACAAGAGGACGCAAATCAGGCCGCCATTGACGGCACTAACGCCCTGATGTCAGCACAGGACAAGTACTATGCTAATAAGTTAAACAACGAAAAGAAATCTAAGGAAACCGTAGAGGAAGCCGCAACAGAACGTGCTAAAATAACGAGTGATTTTTTGAAAAACGACCCTAGGGGCAAAGAAATATTTGATACCGCATTCGACGAAAAAGTACATCGCTCGACGTTTAAGAAAACAAAAATTGGTCTTATTAGAGATGACCCAGAAATCCAAGCAAAAGTCCAAGCCCTTATCGCTGAGGACATGGCAGCCGCTGGTGCTGGTGCTGGCTCTGGCCTATCCGGCAAAGCCTTTAAAGCCCCTGAAGGGTTCGGCAACGTGATCGGCGTAGGTTCTAACCCTGTGCTTGAAGCCATGACTTCTCAGCTGGAAGAGGCCAAGCGCACTAACGACATTCTTACCCAGCTTGCCCTAGGCGGTGGGGGCCGCACAACTACCTGGCTGTCCGCAGCCGACTCTCCGGCTCCTTCGCGCGCCGCAATGCTTCAGGGCAAATAACTTTATGGCACGTCAAGACTACGGCAACGACCTAACGACCCCGGTGCAACAGCCCGGTGGCAAACTGAGTAACGACGGCTACGGCCTCCTTACGGCTACGGTCGTCTGGAAGGCTAATACCAACAACGATCTGTCGGTCGGCAACCGTGGGTCAACCTGCCCCCTAAACCCGCAGCTGGCCGCTCACAAGTTCTCCGTCACCTACGACAACCTGGGCATGGCCGTTATCACGGTAGACTATATCGGCATCGACCTGACCACTAACGGTGGCGTCTACACTAACCCCGAAGTCGGCACGTCTAACGGCCTGACCTCTGAGAGCATCACGACTAACCCTAACTTTTTCACCACTGGTGGCGATGGGTATGTCGGTCTGATTGCCGGTCCTCAAGGGTCGTTTACCCAGTCACCCCTCGGCCCGCTGGTTGAGATGAAAAACACCAACGAATACGTTCAAGTTGTCGCTGGCTCGACTGTTGCCCTTGTTAACAAGAAACAATCCTACATCGGCCAGCATGGCGCTTGTTTTGAGTCCTCAAACGGTGGCCGCTTCATCGGCTTCGTTGACCCTTCTCATAGGCACTTCTACGGCAAGACCAACTACCTTGCCCCGCAGTCTTCATTCTCCGGCCACTTCTACACAAGCGAAGCCCTAGAGGTTCAGAATATGCTCACCTATCTTGGGACCACCTCTTACGACAACGACTGGGCTGGCGTGCTGCCGATGATTGTTCCGACCTACGCTGGCACGACCTGGCACGCCTCAGCTGAGAACGGCGGCTACGATCAGTTACTGCTGTCTCAGGTCAACGTGCAGGACTATGGCTTACTTTATAAGGTTAACTACGAGGTGCGTTATAACGTGCAAGGCTGGCCGGATTCGGTATACCGCGTGTCGAGCATCCTGTAAACCATGAGCACAATCCAGCCCGGCGACGGATATAACCTATCGGCTTCGTCGAGCGGATTTACGCTGGATGTCAATAAGCCATGGACGCCTCCGTTGGGCGATGGCCTATACCTAGGCGTCACGTTCCCTGAGATTCTATTCCCTGACATCAACGGCCCGGGCTTCCCTGATATACCGACAAACCTTGTCCAGCAGTTCCAAGTCGAAACCGTGGTCGTCGGTGCTATTCAGTATGTCCGTATCGCTTCAGGCGCTGTTAACTTCACGGTCTCTAATATGCCTGAAATCTATAAGGGAGCCGTTAACGATACCCGGCAGGCTTGGATCTACGCGGCGGCGGTTCGCCCTGGCATCACTGCGGTTGACGGTGGCGACCCTGACAGCCCTTGGATGGAAAACGGCGGTTATTATGCGATGCCTTCCAGCGGTACTTACTTCGTTACCATCTCGAAACTGGACATGGCTGGGTCTACTTCTAGCTCCCCCTTAATTCAGGAGAACGCTCCGTTTGTTTCTATCTTTGCCGAAACCGACCCGGTTGCCTCAAAGATTTTCTCCCAGACTGGCTCTTCCCAGTATGTGAACACGACCAACGTCCAGAAGATGCAGGGCTACGACGCGGCCTCCACTGGCCTTAGCGGAGACTTTGGGAACTGCCACACGACTTGGTTCCTCCCTGTGCACTGGGGATACTCCGTTAAGTTAATCGCAGTTATCTCTGCTTACAGCCCCCCTGTTGTTGTGCCGACGATTGAAGTCCTGCACGCGGCAACGGCCACAAGCAACGAGGTGCACCGCATCACCCTCCCGCCCGCTGCCAAAAAGTCTGGGAGTTTCCAGCTACAGTACGCGCCGGGCTTCACCACGGATACTACCGATCCGTTCGACCCATTCAATCCCCTTAACAGTGGCAACCTCTCCGGCCAGTTCCAGTGGAACCTGGCTAACTCCCTCAAGGCCATTCAAGAGCTGAGGGGAAGCACCAGCGTTACCGCGTCAGGTGCAAACAAGTTAGACATCACCTATCTTAACGACCTTGCAAATACTTCGGTTACGGTTCCCGCTATCATCAACAACACCGTCGGTATCCCGACAACGACCTACGAGGTATCGCAACAGGTCATCGGTTCCATCGACCTGTCCATCCCGCTGCACTTTATCGGCACGACCCTAATGAATGTGCCCAACTGGGTTGAGTCAGCCGACGATCCGTACAACGAATACGAGGCTAACAACTGGAACGATATTTCTAACTACCAGCAGAAAGACGACCTTGAGAGCATCGTGCCTAATAACCTTGCTTACTACGACTTACTTGTCGGACCGGCAGACTGGACGGCAGCGGACTTCTCATGGACGTCCTACGGCTCTTGCATCCCCGAGCCTGGTCCTGTCACGCCAGATCACCCCTACAAGGTCTACCTTATGTCGTCGGGTGGTGGCTCTAATGTCTGGGCGATTGTCTACGGCGAGACCAACAACGTGCCCCCGACCAACATCGCAAGCACCATTACTCTGGGCGCTGGTTCCTACGAAGTATGGATTAAACATCCCTACCTTTCGCCTAACTACCCTGATACGACTGGCTTCAACTGGGCCATGGGTGCAACCATGCCCGCCGACACCGACACTGATGGCTATATCCGCATCGCTAACATTAGCGGAACAACGGTTACGCAGATCGTCACCGGCTCGCTTTGGTCTGACCGCATCAAGCTCGGCACTATCACGGCTGAATACTACTTCGCCCGCGTATAATGGGAGAGCTAATCGGAGACGCATCCGGGCTTTACTCCACGTGGGGTAAACTTCGGCGACCAATAGCAACAGGGGGCCACGCCGTTGACGATTTGACTCAGCACAGCAGATACTACCTCGACGGCGCTGCTTACCACGCTGGATGGAAAGACGCCAACGGCTTTCTTTTCCCTAGCTCTTGGTATAAGTTTACTCCAACAATCGATTTTGGGGTCGGCATGGGCGGCGATTATTATTTCTATAGTAACTTTTTCACCGGCGTAGGCGGTAACACCGAGAACAGTATAGACGAGTCTGTGGCCTTAGCGCTGGTAGGCCAGTCAGTAACTTTACAGGCAGGCCCTACCTTTACGATTACCGCAGACTATAAAGACACGCTAAACGGACAGATAGTGTTCCCCCCTTCACCTCCTAACCCTCCCCCAGCTGGAACTGGCGAGATTGATACCGTCGGCCTGTTGACCGCCTTCAATAGCTAACCCCCCCCTCCCCCTGACCTAAACCCTACTTTTCCCGCAATAAGTAGCCATGTCTAACAGCGTTTCCATCTCGCAAGGCAATTCTTTCGCCTGCGTTTTCAGCTGGACCCCGGGCGCTTCTGGCCCTGTTAACCTGCTGGCTACGACCATTACCTCGACCCTTGAGGACAGGTGCGGGAACTCCTACGCGCTGACGGTTGTCACGGCTAACGATGGCTTGTCCTTCACGGTCAGTTACCCCGGCACGACTGCCGACTGGTCCTTGGGCCTAGGCCGCTGGGACATCAAGTTCGTATTCCCTGGCTCCACGGTTTCGCGTACCGAAATCTTCAGGGTGTCAGTCCTCGACGTAGTCACCGTCTAATCGCCGCCATGCCTGACGCGACGATTACTTCGACGGCCTCGACCTTCGGGACCATCTCCGGCACGTTTGCCGCCGACCAGTCCACGGTCACTGGCACGATCACGGCCATCACTGGTACGGTTGACGGCTCGGTTGGCGTGCCAGGGCCTCAAGGCGCTCAGGGGGCCACAGGGGCCACTGGTGCGACTGGCCCTGCAGGTAGTCCCGGCGCTCCTGGTCAAGGCGTTCCTGTCGGCGGTACGGCTGGGCAGTTCCTGACCAAGATTGACAGCACGAACTACAACACCGACTGGACGACCGTCAACCTGTCGGTCTACGCGGTCAAGGCGAACAACCTCTCCGATCTAGCGGACGCCCCTACGGCGCGCACGAACCTCGGCCTCGGCTCTCTGGCCGTAGTCAACGACGCCCCTTCCAACGGCTCGCAGTACGCCCGAAAGAACGCGGCTTGGGATGTGGTCATCCCTGGCGACCGCTACCTGACGACTTCGACGACGAGCAACACAATCAACAACGCCAACAAGACCTTTACGATTGGCACTGGCCTCTCGTACACGCCGACCCAGAACATCACGATTTCCTATGACGCCTCGAACCATATGCATGGCGAGGTGCTTACCTACAACTCGGGGACTGGCGTCCTCACGGTGGACATCAATCACCACACCGGGTCGGGAACTTACGCGGCTTGGGTGGTCAACGTGGGCGGCGTCACCCCTGCAACCTCCGTAGCATGGGGAGCCATCACCGGAACGCTCTCGACGCAGACCGATCTGCAGAACGCGCTCAACCTGAAGCTCGACGTAACGACGGCGGCATCTACCTATTACCTCCAGACCAACCCTAGCG